ATACAAGCAGACGGCACAGAAATTCCTTTCAACGGAAAATACACAGCAGACGATATAGAAATCGCATTCAACAACGCAGGATCAGCAAGTTCAAGCAACCCTCCTGCAATCTATGCAGATCTCACAAGCGCAACATCAGCAACAGTAAACGAACTACGTCAAGCAATGAAAATTCAATCATTAATGGAAATCAACGCTAGAAGTGGTAGCAGATACCCAGAGATAGTAAAAGCACATTTTGGAGTAGACTTCCAAGATGTAACATACCGCCCAGAATACTTAGGCGGTTCAAAAGGACACGTTCAACTAACAGAAGTTCCACAAACAGCACCAGACTCAAATTCAGCAGTAGGTGAACTAGCAGCAGCTGGAGCATTCAGACTAGATGGCGCAGGATTCACCAAGTCATTCACAGAGCATGGAGTAGTACTATGCATGCTATCAGTCAAATCAGACGTTACATATCAAAACGGAATAGAAAAAGAATTCCAACGTGAGACACGATACGACTATTATTTCCCTAGCCTTGCACATTTAGGCGAACAAGCAATTTTAAACAGCGAAATATACTTTGATTCATCACAACCGCGTACAAATGCATTAGGCACAGGTACAGACGATGTATTCGGCTATCAGGAACGCTGGGCAGAAATGCGTTACAAAAACAGTAAAATCACAGGCAAAATGCGATCAAACGCAACAGGCTCACTCGATGCATGGCATTTAGCACAGGACTTCAGTACACAACCTAAACTAAACCAAGAATTCATAGAGCAAAACACACCAATAGACAGAGTAGTAGCTTTCCCAACAGAACCAGACTTTCACGTCGATATGTATTTTAATACAAAACATACACGACCAATGCCAGTCTACAGCATACCTTCTGTTATGGAGCGTTTCTAATGTCAGCAATAGCGGGCTCTCTAATATCAGGGGGCTTCAACATGATGTCAGCAGGTAGAAATAGACGTTTCCAGCGGGAAATGTCTAATACTGCATGGCAAAGAGCCATGAAAGACATGAAAGCGGCAGGAATTAACCCAATACTAGCCGCAAAAGTAGGCCCAGCATCAACACCTAGCGGAGCGCAAGCAACAATGCCAGATCTAGGTGCAACACTAAACTCAGCACAATCAGTAAAACAGCAAGGCGAACAAATCGATCAAAACATCGAAGAAAGTCGAGCAAATATTCAAAAAATCGTATCACAAACAAACTTAAACGCAGCACAATTACCAGTAGTTGAAAAACAGGTAGAAAAATTAGGACAAGAAATAGAACAACTTGATTTAATAAATCAAAACGCAGAAATACAACTTGAATTTTATAAAAACAACAAAACTTTAGTAAATCTTCATAAGCAATTAGGTATCAGCATGACAACAGCAGGTACATTATCACTAATGGCACTTGGTGCAGCAATGCTACACCCAGCATCAAGAACATTATTAATTTCAGGACTAAAACATAAACTAAAAGGCAATCTTGGAAAGAAAAGAATTCCACGAAAACTAAGAGATCTCGGGAGATCATAAAATGGCTAAAGCACAAATAGACGGTATTCCAAAAGAAGTAACAGATAAAATGCCAAAACAAAATCATACAGTAAGTGTCAACCAAACTTACTACAAAAATGCACCAACACGACGCGTTAAACGCGGTCGTTATTATGCAACAATTACAGACATGCCAAGTGCAACGGAACAATCACATAAAGATGAATGTGATATTAACAACATTCTTCACGATTACACCCGTACCGGGTTCATCAATCACGCCAAACAATACGCTGGTCAATACGACGACGTATCAGCAATAGACTTCGAAACAGCAATGAACACAGTGGCAACCACTAAAAGCCTGTTTGAGAGCTTACCTAGCGCAATTAGACAAGAGTTCAATCACAACCCAGCAGAATTCCTTGAATTCGTACAAGACCCGTCAAACGGCAAAGAATTAGCGGAACGCGGTATTCTAGTAGGCAATGACGGAATAAACACAGAGGGTGCATATACAGCCTCAATGACTAGACAGCAGTGGCAAGCACAAAAACAAAAGATCGCACAAGCTGCGGAACTTGTTTCCGCATCTGAGAGCGATCAGACAACCCCAGAGGGGGCGTCAGAATAGTACGAGGGACTTAATTCTCCCGCAGTTGTACCATATTCCCTTGTTCTTAAATGGTACAACTGACACCCAAAGGGTTCAGTACAAAAAAAACAGAGTAAAACGATGAAAATAAAAAAAGGCGTAAGCCTAACAGGACTAAGGCTGGTAATGAGACCAGTCTTAGTAGAAGCAGACCGAATTTGGGACGAACTCGGTCAAGAATTAGTAATCACATCAGGAACAGATGGAGAACACAGCGCAGGTTCACTGCATTATTATGGATACGCAGTAGACCTACGCACAAGATATTTTACACAAGACGAAAAACAGAGTGCATATATACAATTAATAGAAGCCTTAGAATACGAGGGCTTTAATGTATTCATGCATTCAACACATATACACGTTGAGTGGGACAGTATAATAAATGGAGAAATATAAAAATGGAAAATCATCTACACTTAGCAAACTTCTTATTAATGAACTGGGAAGTTCTAAGCTTAATAGTAACAAACATATTAGCATTATATGTAAAAAGCCCATTAGATAGGAGATCTAAAAAATGAGACGAAAAAAAATGCCTTATGGCAAAAGTAAAAAACTATTTAGAAAATCAGCATCACGAACTCATAAATACAACGTAAACAGCCGACCTATGAGAGGCGGTACAAGGTTATAAAAAAATGAACTGCATCAGCCCAATAACGGGTTGGCGTTCAAAAAGAGTTAATGCAAACGGAAACAGACCCATCACTTTTAACAGGAGTGAGGGGTTTGTAGACATGGAGGTAACTATCCCATGCGGAAGATGCGTAGGTTGCAGACTAAAACATGCTGCAAGCTGGGCACTAAGGTGCACACACGAGGCACAAATGCATAAGGATAATTCATTTATAACACTAACTTATAATAATGAACACCTACCCAAAGACCACTCAATACACAAAGAAGAATTACAAAAATTCTTCAAAAGACTAAGAAAAAACACAGGAGAAGAATTCCGATATTTCGCATGTGGCGAATACGGAGAAGACTACGGCAGACCCCACTATCATGCTCTACTCTTCGGACTAGATTTTAATGATAAAAAAAGGTTCCATAGATTAGGTAAATACGGACACAATCTATACACCAGTCCTACACTTACTTCAATATGGGGCAAAGGATACGCATATATAGGATCAATGACATACGAATCAGCGTGTTATGTATCACGCTATGTAATGAAAAAAAGAAAAGGTAAACCAGACGAAGTAGATCCAAAATCAGGCAAAACAAATGCCGAATATTACATGTTACAAAACGACGACGGAGAAATATTTGAAATTAATCCAGAGTTCTGTATTATGTCCAGAGGACGAAAACGAAAATGGAACCCAAAAACTAAAACAAGCGAGTTATTACCACCAGAACAGCAAGACGGAGGAATAGGCTGGAAATGGTATAACAAATACGCAAACGATATGCAAAAAGGATTTATAACGCATAAAGGACAAAAAAGATCTCTCCCCTCTTACTATATCCAACAATTGAGATTAGAGGACATAGCAAAATATGAAGCAATTATAAGGGCTAGAGACAAATTTATAGTACCAATGGACTCGGACAGGTTAGAAAGTAAGAAAAAAATATTAACTCAACAAAACCAAAATTTAACCAGACCATTTGAGGAAGCTACATTATGAACAACGTAATACTTTATTCAATATACGACACAGCTACACAAGCATTCATGCAACCTTTTTATATGCATAACGACGCATCAGCAACAAGAGCATTTAGCGACAATGTAAATTCAAACGAATCAACAATTAGTAAACACCCAGATCATTACAAATTATATAAGGTAGGAGAATGGGACGATCAAAAAGGACAACTAACCGCCCTCCCCTCCCCCACCTTTGTAATTGGTGCAATAGACTGTATCAACCCAACAAAAGAAGATGACATATTAAAAGAAATCAAAAGCTTAAAGGGCTATTTATCAGTAAAGCCCGAACTAGATGCAATAACTAATTAATAATACGCTAGTGAATACTCACTCAGGAGATAAATAAAAAATGAAATCAGTAATGGACCATTCATTCAGCAGGGCGCCCACTTTGGACGCCCAACGCTCTACATTCAACAGATCAAACGGTGTAAAAACTACAATCGATCATGGAAAAATTTATCCAGTCGAAAATTGGCACGTAGTACCAGGTGACACATTAAACGTACGCGGGACATTCTTTGGAAGAATGAATACACCACTATACCCACTTATGGATAACACATGGGCAGACGTACACTATTTCTATGTACCCTATCGCCAAATAGATGACAATTGGCGAAAATTCATGGGCGAAACAATTTATAAATACGACCCACAAAATCCACCAGACCACACAGACTATACAGTCCCACAGTTAAGAGGCGAAATCCAAGAGGGAACATTATCAGACTACTTCGGATTACCAGTAGGTCAAACAATTACTCAAAACGATGCATGTTCAGCATACAATCACAGAGCATTCTGGCACTGTTATAACGAATGGTACAGAGACCAATCATTAATAGACGTAGTAAATTTCGGCACTGGATCAGCATATACATGGATCAACCCACCAACATCAGGTCAAGAAGACTACTTAGATACAGTTCCAAAACGAGCTAAAGGTCACGACTATTTCACCAGCGCCCTACCGTTCTTACAAAAAGGCGAACCAGTAAATTTACCACTAGGTGTATCAGCACCAGTTATGGGAATAGGTGTAAACGATACAGCATTAAATACACCTGCTGGATATATACAAGCAGACGGCACAGAAATT